CAGGCAGCGCAAAACGGCCTGTGGAGCAGCGGCAGAATTGAGTGGAAGGCACAACCTGCCGAATGGTCAACCGAGACTGATGTCATTATTAAAGACCGCGCCGCCGAGATTTTGGCAGGCATGGGGATACATGCAAAAATAAGCTGATTTAGCTTGCGGTGATAGTGCCGCCCGCTTCTAACCAAAGCAGGATTTTTTTATAATCGGAATTCTCCTCGTTTTTTGGCACCCATTGAATCGTGCCGTCGTCGAGCGTGACCTTGAAGCAGGTGTCGAGTGGTTCGTTTTGAACGGTTGAAATTGCCATGATTTTCACATCCTCGCATTTGCAGTATAATGAAGGTAGTTACCGGCACTGGCCACTGCGCCGCCAGTAATAAAGGCAAGAAAGCCTTTATCGGACAGATTCACCGGTGAGCCGACTGTGCGGTCTGCGCCATTTGTGCCGTCGCGCCAGTTCGCATTGGCGGCAGAAGGATTGTACGTTATCAGCGTCGGCGTCGTCCGTTTCGGTGTGCGGAAGGCCGCTTGAATACCGGCAGCACCGGCTGCGGCTGTGATGAGGCCAAAGGAACCTGTTACACCAGCGCTTTGCGCTACTGCGGTTCCCTGCGGAAAGGTTTTCTCGAAATAGCGTTCACACTGCCCGAGGGATTGGGCGTAGCTGGGTTTTTCAAAAGGTAGTGCGAATGAGCCTCGGTTCAGCATCACGCCGGAAACTTGGAAAGAAGCGCCAGAGGTTGTGAGCACGCTGTTGTTTTGCGAGGTCGTGGCATAGTAAGCGCCAGCGAGCCATGAGTTTACCGTTGCGCTCTGATAGCCAGTCCCGCAGGCGGCGGTAAAATAAACTCGCATCGCGGAAACAGCGCCATTCATCACCCATGTGCCAGCCGTGTCGCCGGGGATATTATTCAGCGTGATAAGCTGCCAGGTGTTGGCAGACGTTATAGTAAAAGGACGCAAGAGCGAGCGGCTGCCTGCTTCGTTTTGAAGCGATACACAATAAGTTCCGGCAACGGATGATTTAAACCAGAATGACAAGGAAATCGCCGCCGCCTGCGCGCTGCCATAGGCAAAATCATTAATGTTATTGGCCTCAATCGGCTGCCACAGAAGCAGGAAGTCATTGGTTCCAACCGAAGAAGCGCCGACACCAACGCTCGTTTTCAACGAATAGGACAGGTTATTCGGGGGCGCGGTATTGGTTTGCTGAACCGTCAGCGTATTGGCGCTGGCCGAAGTGCAGGCAGAAAGCCACTGATCGCAGGAATAGGTGTAGGTATTGTTAGTCGGCAGCGAATAGGAGCCGCCTTCATTGACCTGATCGATGCGCATGTCGCCATTAATGATGCGGTTCGCAAGGCCGGTGTTCTGCATGGTATAGGCAGGCTCTGCTAGTTTAGTGGTTTCGCTGATATTGAGCAGCGGTATCCATGCGGTATTGGCCTGATCGCGCAGGTTGATGATATTGTTTGCGGTATCATGCCAAAGCTGCCCCGCTTCCGGTGAGGAGGGCGCACTTGAGCCGGACGACAATGTATTAAGCGTGTCGAGCGCATTATTAGTCGCCTGCGTCATTGCGAGGCCGCTGACAGTGCCGGTAGTCGGCAGAATAACCGAATTTTGTGACATGCTAATACCCTTGAACAAGAACGTTTATATTACGGGCGACACCAACGCCGCCGTTTTGCACCTGAATAGTGCAGGAAGAGAGTGATACCGCGCCGACAAGCACATTATCCCCCTGAGCGCCGTTCAGAATAGTTACCTGAACGTTTGGCGCATAGGGCGAGCCCGCCGGCCCACCGTTAAAAGCAACCGGCCCGGTAGCATTGTCAGGCTGGAATGTAATGGTATAGCCGCCCGCGGGTATTGAAAGATTGACGTAATGGTCGTCACGGTCGGGCACGTCGACGGAAAAGACAAAGCCCTGAAGAATCGCCTGCACGGTAGGGTCGGTCGTCTGCAGCTGCATCCGGGCTTTGAACTTGTTGCCGTAATATTGACCGGCCACATATTTCTGCCATGCGCCCCACGTTACACCGCCGTCCTGTGACATTGCGATCTCAGGGTAAACGGTCGTCACCAGCGAAGCAGAAAGGTCGAGGAGGTCGGGTAAGTTCAGATAATCCGTCGCATCAAGTATGCTTTTATTCACATGCTGGCCGCGCGACTGCCATGTAATCAGCACAAAGCACGGGGTAGCGTTTGTTATACTGATTTCATGCGCAGAAGGTATTTCATAAGTGCCATTGCCCTGCGTATTGAGCTGCAATACATCCGGATAATGCAGATAATCGGCCACACCCAGAATGCTATTGCTTGGGCCGGTGACGACTGCCGAGCCCAGCTTATAGCATGTGCCGCCGAAACTACCGCCCCAACCAGTGGCGGATTCGTCCCATGTGGCGATAACATTGGAGGTGATTTGCGAGCCCTGCACCGAAAGGCTTGAGGGCGAGCCATAGACTTGAAGGTTCGGCACGGGTTGGCTATACGCCGCTACCCAATACGTATCGTCTCCCTGCACAACATACGGCGGATGCGCCACCCTGCCCTGCACCTGCGCGCCAGCCCATGTGTTACCTTTTCGGATTTCATACTGGACAGGCCGAAAATCAATCACCTCATCCCATACGAGCTGCGTAATCTGTGCCACATAGGACGTGCGCAGGTTGGTGATGGCGGGCAATGGCGTGCTAAGCGTAGCCCCACTTATCTGATACGAATAAGACCCCACATCGCTGAGATTCTGCAATGCGCCGCCCCATATGTTAAAGGAGCAAAACTTGAGATAAATCGTATTGCCGATCTGATCCTGATTGTAGGGGAAAACAAACACGCTGTCGTCAAGGCGCAAGAACTGCGAGCCACTATCATGCCGTGTTATGGGTGAGCCATAAGCACCGCGCACTAGGTAAGTTAAGTCATATTGTGACAATCCGGTGAGGGTCGCGGTTTCATACGAGAATAGCTCGCCATCCATATAGCACAGCGTGTTCAGGTTGGTTGCGTCTTGCTGCGTGCCAGAAAGTAACTGGCCGCTGCTTTCCGACAAATCCACCGAAACGGTATTATAAATGTCAAGTGTCTGGCCGTTAGCTGCAGCAGGAATCTCCGGCACCGAGGAGCTGAGAAAACCGGTGCGCGAGGATCCATGATAGCGTCCGATATTGCGATAGCTCGCCCCGTCGGTCGAAAGATACACATCCGCGCCGCCCCAGATGGAGCCACCGCTAAGACCAAGATATACTTCCAACGATTCGCTGAGCTGGGCGGGTGGCTCAAACAGAATAGGCGTATTCACCGCGCCCGGGTCTTCGTTATAGTCAACGTTATAGCCGTTTGCCGACTGAAAGGAGTAAAGCGCCGCGCTTCCACTGCCATCGAGGTATTCCTCGGCGGTCATGGTAAGGTAGCCGTCTTGATCTTCGGATATTTCAACAATGCGCACCCACTGCTGATTAAGCCCCATAGCCGTGTCGGTGATGGTCACAATGTCCATCGGGTCGAGCAGAATGTAGCGCTGATCGAGCTTGAACTGGTACTGGTTGCGAATGGACTGCCGCTGCAACTGCAGCTGCACGCTGGTGCGCGCAGCATTGGTGTCGGCAAAGAGGTGCATCTGTGTCGATGAGGATGTGCGCAAGCCGTATGTGTCGATTGCCGCCTGATCTTTGGCTTCTACGATGGCTGGATTATACTGGTTGCTGCGGTCGAGGCATTCAATCTGCATGGAGTTGAGCGCATCAGCCGGTCGTTTACGTATCAGCGTTACCGGGTCACTGCCCGGGTCGTTGCAGAAATCATCATCAGTAAGATTATATAGCGGGGCACTCGGCGCGGTGTAGGTGTAGCCATTGGCCGTAATACTGCGGTCGCCATAAGGAACCATGTTAAGCTGGCCGTTAGACCAGACAAACGCGCTGTTTGTCGCCAACGCTATGTCATCGAGCATGGAGCTGCACTGCGCCTGATCAGTATAGGCAGGCGAAATCCAAAGACCGTTAGCAATCGTGTAGGCCTGATAAACGCTTAACGAAGCTAGCTTGCCCGCCGGAAAGCCGAGGCCGTAATGTGGGTTGGTAAGGATGTCGGCTACAACCTGAGAAGGGTCTGCATCCGGCACGGTTCCAAGGCAGGTGTATGCGAGCCTCCCCGCTATTTCGACGTTATGGTTGGGAAGCTGCGGAGACGAGCCGAGTGAATAATTTGATGCGTCCATATGGACGATGCCACGGTAGTTAAGCGCTTCCGATGGGTGGCTACTGGACAGGTATGTCCACGGAGATTGCCCGTAATCCCCCAGAAACCCCGTCATGCCGAGGGAGGAAAGGTTTTGCTGATTCTTATCGACATAAATGCTGTATATCGCAAATATCGGCCCCTCACAAAGCGCAAGCTGCATCGCGGTGTAATACAGGTAAGAACCAGAACCGCCGCCGCCCTTCCCGCCTCCGCCGCCACCCACGCCACCCTTGCCGCCCGAACTGGATGATTTCTGCTGAACCGAATAAAAATCGCCGTACCAGATAAGGTTCGGCGCAATGCGCGTCTGGCCGTAAACAATAGGAATGACCTTGCCATAGACGGATGTTTGGAGCTGTAGCCCGGCTACGGCTGACTGATTTGCCGCTTGCTGTTTTCCGCCACCGAGAATGCCTGACACAACTTACTTCCCCCAATAGCTAAAAAACCTTTTCGGACGCTCGCGCCCCTTATCTTCTACATTCTCACCGACCGTGCGTAGATAAGCCGCTTTTTCAGCGTCCTCAAGTACAACGCCCACATTGATGTAGGAATGAATAACCACCGGCCATTGCACCACAATCGCGCCATGACTAAAACAGCGTCCGAAGCGCCAAAGAACAACATCGCCTGGCAACGGATTGCTTTCGATTTCGCGGGTATGCTGGAACAGCCCGTTGAGATAGCGCTCCGACGAACGGTGCAAGTGCCAGTCTTGCGGATAATAATCGATTTTCACTTTTTCGATCAGCCCCGCGCACTCGAATACCTCAGCAAGGAATGTCAGGCAATCAACGCCTGCGCCCTTGACGCGTCCGGCATGATGGTACGGTGTGCCAAGCCATGATTTAGCCTCAGCAACAACCATTTCGCGCTGCTGTTCTTCTGGCGCATCAATGTTTGCGGGTGAAATCATACTGCTGTTGATATTTCCGGGACGAAAGGAAAGCCCCTAAAATTAGCAAGGTTGCTGAATTTACCCTGACAAGTGCTCTGTGTTTTGTCGCACCCCGGATAAAGCGTGAATGTGTCGCTGGTGGCGGGCGTATTGGGAAGCGGGGCGAATAGCTCAATGGTTCCGCCCGCAGCGCCGACCTGAGTCCAGCGCTTTATGGAGCGCGCAATGCCTGAATTGGCACCACTTGAGAAAACCACTTTTCCCTGATCGAAATATCCCGACGGATTTGTTGCAGCCGCCGCTTTTACGATGCTGGCAGTTGTGCCGGATGCGCAGGCATCCAAAACGGCATATAGCGCTGCATTCACTGTGCAGTTACCATCATAGAGCGTGTTTGAGCAACCGGTCTGGTAAAGGTTGCGGGGCATACTCTGGTTTAATAGTTCAAGGTGGCTGCTCACATTGAATGTTGCAATGGAACGGCTGGTATCGATCTCCGCCACGCGGCCAGAGAATAGTACGACCGTACCGGCGGTAGTATTGCCGAAATCCGGCATATATGCGCGGTAAACAACAAGCTCTGCGCCATCAAAAGCGCCTTGCTTAATCGCAGCGAGGAATGGCACCGAGTTAATCGTGGCGCTGCCCGGAATGACCTGAAACGTTAGCGTGTCTACCTCAACGCCGACTTTCCAGTGAAATTGCGCCTTGGTCTGGGTGGTATCAATATACGGCCCAATAGTGCCACCTGCTGAATAGGTGTGACCATTCCATACCACATCCTTCTCACCTGTGCAGTAGCGCAGCACTAAGCCGTTTACTTGCGTAAATTCATAAAGATCTGCACGCCAGAACTGGCGGCTGGCAAGCAAGTTAATGAGTGTGTTGGAAGCTGGTTTCATAACCGCCTAAATTTTTGATACTGGTTTCATAACCAAATCAGTTTTTGACGCTGATAAAGGCGAATTGCGCCACTTTGTAGTAGCCGTGCAGGAACATGTCGTAATCAATGCTGTCCGCGCTCATCCGGCATGGCCAGTAATAGGTAAAATCTACCGATATAACCGCGCCGTTCGCCGGGGCTGCGCTGAAAGTAATCACGCCGGGTGAAGCTGTTACCCATGCCGATACCGTCCAGCCCGTTGCCTGTGATACGCCGTTGATATAAACAGCCGTCACCGCATTCGGCGCCAGTATAGGCTCCGCAAAGCCGCCGAGCGTCCTGATAAGCTGAAACCCCGTGGTCGAGCCATCGCCCGTGCCAATGACCTGACCGGTTATGGCGTTGTCATCCGCATCCCTGTAGAGGAAGGTATCAAACTGGCCGCGCATCTTATTGAAAAAGCCGAGCAGGCTCTGTAACTCGCCATAGGCGGCGCTGGTGCGAAGCACATTATACTGCACCTGCCATTTATAGCGCGGTGTCACGGCATTCGCTATGCGCACCTCTTTCCCGCTGGTATTGGTTTGGATGGAGGTGTCCCATTGCGGCGTCCGCTTGACATTAATGCCGAGCCCCACAAGCGAGGGAATCACCGTGGATGACATTATTTACCCTTCCATGCCGGGACGTTCTTGTTGAAATTGCGAGCCTGCTTGCTCATTTCCTTGGCGATGACATGCGAGTTATCCATCAGGAACTGTGCGCCGGACTTTGAATCAATAGCCTGAATGGTGATGCTTACGCTGCCGCCGCCTCCGCCAAAACCGCCATTGTCGCGCAGCCCGTCGGCAAAGGTCTTGGGAACAACCATTTCACCCGCATGGAGCTGTGCGACCATATCGCTATCGAGGTCAAAAGCACCAACCGCAAGCGATGCCTGCGGAGCCTGCGCCATAACAAGCGCTTCCGAGGCAGCAGCCGGGCCTGCTGCTGCCGGGCCCAGAATCGGCGATAGGTTTGCCATCACGCCCGCAAAGGTCAATGCACCATCTGCCGTTATCGTGGCCATATTCGCCGCGGTCTTAGCTGCCTGCGCTTCTGCCGCGCTTGCCGCCTCTACGCCTGCATTTTCTGCGCCAAACGCCTCATTTAAAAGCAGCATTTTAGCCTTGCTCTCAGCCCATTCAAGCACAGGGGTAACAACCATGTCCTGGACGAATTTAGCAAGGATATCGCTAAAGAAACGCCCCATCGCCTGCTGCAATGTCTGCGTACCCTGCAGAACGCCCGTGATCATCTGGTTAAAGCCTTGATTCAGGCTCGAAAAGAACTTGGTATATTGCGCTTGCTGTAGCTGGGTCGTCTGCATACTTAGCTTGGCGACTTCATTATTATACTGCTGGGTCAAAACCCGCTTTTTATTAATCAGCGCATGGTATTGCGCAGAGTCCTCGTCATAGAGCGCCATTTCCTTGTTGGCAGCTTCCATATTGAGCAGGTATTCCTGCGCCGTAAAATCCTTCAGGTCATTCAGCTCTTGCAGCTTGGTCATCTGGCCTGACGCGACCTTGGCGGTATCGACATCCTTTTCATTCTGAATGCGCAGTTTGCCGAGAGCTACCTCAGTGGCGAGGTCATTCTTTGCATTCTGCTCATCAGTGTGATCTTCCTTGCCCACGCCGCCGCCAGCGGTGGGCGCATGGAGCTTTTCTTTTTCTTCTTCCTTGCCGTTACCGCCTAGCAAAAGTGCTGCGATCGTTGCATTCTGAATCTTCGCCTTAAGCTCATCATACTGCTTGCCCAAGCCTGCAATTTCATCTGCGGCCTTCTTATTACTTTTTGCAATAGCAGCTTCACCAGCGTTCTGCGCGTCAACCGCTGCCTGCAGGTGGCCGTGGACAAGCTCATCGAGAACGCTGATGACCTCTTGTATTTTCAGCTTGATATTTTCAAAAACCTGAACGCAAAGCACACCGAGCTTTTCACATTCCTCAATGGTCGCAGCAAACGCCATTAAGAGGCCGTCTTCAATGATCGTGATCAGTACGCGAACGGCCTCAACAACGCCGGTTACGACCTGAACAAGCGATGCCAGGCCGGAAACCGCTGCATCAATGGATGGCTTGAAAACCTCGAAAAGCTGGATGCCCGCGCCTTCAACGCTTGATTTGAGTATAGTCAGGCCTTGCGCTGTTTTTTCCAGCCCCTCTGCCTGCATGGTTGTCAGAACCGAGCCGGTCTGAACCCCTGCATCACCGAGGTCTTTAATGCCTTCCGCGCCTTTGTTCAGTAGCGGGATAAGCTGAACCATAGAGCGCCCGCCGATGTCATTGGCAATCGCGTTTTTATCAGCCCCGTCAGCGGATTTTTCAAAAGCGTTCGCAACAAGGTTAAGCATTTCAGCGGGCGTGCTGTTTTTTAACTGTTCCTGCGAAATACCAAGTGCGGCATAGGCCTCTGCTGCTTTACCCGTTCCGTCGCGGGCTTCCGCCATGCTGCGCTCGACACGCACCAGTGATGCCGTCATGGCTTCGGTGTTACCACCAACCATTTTGGCCGCAAATCCGAGTTTGCTCACCTCTTCGACGCTCATTCCGAGCATCTGGGATGTACGCACAGCCTGCTCGCCAAGCTCAGCGATATGCTCGATGAACTCGGCGGCCTCTTCAATTACAAACGCCTCAACCAGTGTTTTGCGCAACTGGCCGAATGCCTCCATCAGCTCTCGAACGGGTGAGCTGAGGTCTTTTAGCTTATGCGTTACCTCCTCAATGCCAGACTTGGCTTCGGCGGTATCCGCGGTAAACTTGACGTTTGCTTCATTTTCGCTCGCCATCAGTTTATCCCACCCTGTTTAATACCTGACAGCGTATCGACCAAATCCTCGAAGCTGCCGGTTTCCTTTTTCTTGAAACCGAGATAGCCAGCCGCCAGTACGTGCAGCGGCGGGAATTCTTCCCAGTAATTGTTGTAAATTATGAGGCGGGGGACTGTGAGGGTTTCATCCACCTCATCCCAAGGCCGACCGGTAGAAATCGAAACGTGCGTTACGAGCCTGTCCCAGTCGGGAAGTTTAAGTTCCCCGCCGCCACTTCCCCCGCGAGCTTCTCTTTCTCGCTCAAATCTGCCTTTTTGAACACACCGGTCTGCATGGCAATGACCGTAATCGCAGCAACCATGTCAGGAAATGAAACCGGCATATCAAGGAATGCCTCACGGGTGATATCGGGGTGAGCCTTGGATATTGCCACATGGCAAATAGTAATCAGCCGGTCGTAGTTTTCCTCTTTTGCGAATTCGGACAAAGCAGATTCACGTTTCGTTGCGAGCTCCTGTAAGAGCGGCAGCAAACTGAGGATTATCGGGTCGATGATGCGGTTCTGCTTGGCAGCAAGAGGCGGAATCCTGAACTCTCTGCCCCCAAGCGTGATGAACTGTGAGCCATCATTGTGATGATTGTTCATATTATTCGCTCGTTGTTAANGTGAATACGTTGCCCGAATTGTCTGCCATCGCCTGGAAGTCAAACTCGGGAATCATGAACTTCTGATTCGCAAAGCCGAGCGTGAACTTGGTCGATTTGCAAGCATTGAGCTTGAGGTTGAACACCTTATTAACGCCAAAGCGCGCGTAGGTATTTTTGAAGAATACCTCGAATACCGGCGAAGTACCCATGAGTGGGTTTGCATAGACGATGTCCTGCACGCCGCTCGTCGGTGTGTAGCTATAGTAAATCCATACCGCGAGGCCAGCGTCGGCAGCGGCAAAGGTATAAACGCCGGTTGACGGGTTGAAGGCATACTGTCCGGTGGCTGGGCCAGAGGCGACAGGCGTAAGCTGAATTCCGGTAGCCTGATAGAATACACCAAAATCTTCCAGCGGAACCTTGGCGTTTTGCGAAACAGTGACCTGATACGGAGTCGTCGGAATAGTTGCGCCTTCACCGGTGGCGTTCATTTCAAGGCCAGTGGTGGTTGCAGCGTTCTGGCCGAACATCAGGTTGTTGAACATGGTCATCTGTATACGGGCGTATTTTGCCTTGCCCGTAATTTTGAGTTCACCGTCACCGAGGTCAACCGCCACTTTTTGCTGGCCGAGCAGCGCTTCGAGCTTCTGGTCGAAGTCGATGCTGATGCTTTCGAGCACGCCAAAGAACATCGGCGCGGTGTTGACGAGGTCGGTACGTTTGGCAATGAGCGTCCCACTGCCGAATTGATATGCGGTCATATTTTACTCCTTAAGATTTAACGGTGAATTCAGTTATTTTGCTGGAAGCGTTGCTTGCTCGGGCGCGGGCGGAGCTGCTGGTACAGGCTCGGCAGCTACCGGCTGGATGCCCGCGAGACTTTTCATTTCTTCATAGAATTTCTTGATCGCCGATTTGAGCTCGCCCTCGTTCAGGCTGCCGAAATGGCGCTGAAAGCAGTCCTCACAAGCAGTTTCGATTTCCTTCAACGTTTTGAGCATGGCGTTAATCCTTTATTGTTAAGCGGGAAGAAGCATTTTTACGGGCACAACGGCTATACCGTCGCCGTCCATGTCGCCGGTTTCGACCATCGTCCTGCCATCAATCCAGCAGTGAGAGACGAGGCCGCCGAGTGTCAGCAGGCCTGTGACCATGTTATCCGGGCGCAGCGCGGTATCGATTGCATCGAGCAGGCCATTCATTACGATTGCCGGTACGGCATTGGAATCCTGCGTGCGGATATAGATGAACAGGTCTGCGGCAAGCGTGATGACAGCAGGCGCTGCCTCGCTATCGCGTTTATAATCCTGATCACGCTCAGAAATGCAGATGCATGGCTTTTGTGTGGGCGTAAAATCCGTCCACACCTTAAGCCTGCGGGTGACCACTACTGCGCCAGCAACGCCTGAAAGCAGGTTAAAGAGCGCGGCAAATATCGCTTCGCGGTTCATATGATCTTGCTTCCGCGGCTATAGGCCTGCTGCATCCTATCTGAGAATTCCTGCTTCTTATCGGCTTGCGAAGAGCGCAGGTAGGAGCGTTCAGGCATGTGGATGTCATGGCCGCTTACCGCATGATCGGTGGCGAAGTTTGAGGACTTCTTTTTTACAAATCCCCTCATCAATTCACCGCTGCGATTCAGCTTGCGGTAAACCGTCTGCGTGCGCGCAGGCATATGGATAACGCCGCCATATTCATGAATCGCCGCATAAGGGCAATCCGCAGAGGCATAGACCTTGCCGGTGATGGTGGTTGCCGCTTTTTCCAGCAGCGACTGAATCGAGCGCCAGAGCTTGCCGGTGATATGGTTCAGCACCTGCCCAGACAANTTCTGCGTGATGACGTAAGTGCGGAAATCCTCAACAAACCCGGACATTTCCTTTGTCACTTCCTTGTCGATAGTAAGCGGCATTTTGTCGAACTTTTGCACAAGCTCTTTATCGCCTACGAGCGTAACACCGAGCATGGCTTAAATCCTTATATGGGAATCATTCTTTTATATTGGGCGAGCATTCCGGTGACGAACTGGCTCATACCGGAGTTATCGAAGGTCACGGTTTCCTGCCCGCCGATGCTTTTGCTTTTCTGGCCGATGCGGTCACGGTAGCGGTAACGCTCGGTCACGATCTCGATACAGGCTTGCTCAATATCGAATGGCACATAGCTGTAAGAAACAAGCACGGCCTTGCCCGCATCTGCTGCAGCAAAGGTATAAACGCCTGCCGCGACAGAATATTGGCCTGCAGCGGGATTTGATGCAACAGGGGCAAGCGCTACGCCGGTGGCTGCGTAAGTTACCCCCTGGTCAACCGCCCAGTTGCCATAGGGGGCGGCAACGGTGATCTGGTAAGGCGTGGCGGGGATTGTCTGCGCTTCGTTCTGCACGGCGTAGCCTGCGTTGTATTGAACCTGCACGTTAGCATTGCCCCTGTTGAAGCAAGCCCCGCGCAGGGTGAGCAATTGAGGCATTCCGGGCGGAGCGCCATTCCAAGGTTCCAGCACGTAGCCATAACCCGGCTGAGTCAGCGGCGTGGCTATGGCGCTGTAGGCAATTGCATCAATAACCAGCGAGGATATGGAAAGCACCGGGTAGTTGCGCAGCATGATCTGCGCCGTGTCCTTGCCGTCCAAAATCTCGGTGTAGCTGGCCTGAAATAGGCTGGGGCGTTGCAGGTATGAAAGAATCAACCGGCTGGCGCTGCCAATAAGGCTTGTCAGAACCGCATCATCTCCGGTCTGGGTTGCGCCGACCCATGCCTTGACGTTGGCAAGCGTTGTGAGGTTCTGTGCCAAGGGATGCCATCCTTATGATGTTAGTGCGTGACTTCGGCAGCGGGTTCTTCGGCGGGAGCCGGTGCTTCGGTGGACTCAGGTGTCGGTTCGGGAGCGGAAGTAGCGGCTGGTGTCGGTTCCGGCGTGGGCTCGGGCGTAGGTTCAGGGGTAGCGGCTGGCGCTTCCGTAGGATCCGGGGTAGGCTCAGGGGCTGTCGTAGGTGCTGGCGGCTCAGTCGGTTCCGGCGTGGGAGCCGGTGCTTCCGTCGGCGCAGGCGTGGGCTCGGGAATCTCCACCGGTGCAGCATAGCAACCCATAGCGAAAGCTATTTCAATGAAATCGGCAGGAACGTACAGGAAACCGTCCTCGTGCACTTCAAAATGATCGCTGCCCTGCGAAATGCCGGTAAAGCCATCAGGAATGCTCAGCTTAATGGTTTCAATGACTTTAGTGATGGTAACGCTCATAATAATCCCCTTAAAAAATGATCTCTTGTCTGCGCCCCCCCCCTATGCGAAGAGGCGCAGTAAAGAAGCCATTTA